GAGCAACTCTGGCGTGACCAGGCGCCCGAGATGGCCAACCTGAAGCGCGAGATCCGCAAGAACGTCGGACTCGAGGACCCGGACCCCGACGACCCGGCTCCCCACAAGAAGAAGCCCGAAATCTCCCTCTCGAAGTGCGTCAAGCTCTTCGTCGCCCTCCGCCGCATGTGCCCCGAACGGCGCGCGGCCGCGGTCGCCGAGATCCCCTACTCGACCATCCACTCGTGGCTCCAGAAGGCCCGCGAGCGCCGATGCCCGCCGATCTACAAGGCCTTCGCTCGCGCGTGGCACAAGTCGATCGCCGAGGGCATGTACCTCGCGATCGTCCGGCTCCACGTCACCGGCAACAGCGCCGACATCCGCTGGCTTCTCTCGAAGCGCTTCCCCGAGGAGTTCGGCGACAAGGTGGGCGCGCCCGACCCGCGGCCGCCCACCATCGACGACTTCCCGGACTTCAAGGTGTTCATCGAGACCCTGGTCCCGCCGCTCCAGAAGGTGCCCGGCGGCATGGAGGCCTTCGGCGCCGCGATCGCCGCGATGAAGGCCTATTCCTCGATGAAGGCGCACCAAATGCCGCAGCGCCAGGCCGACCAGGACGGCTGGTAATACCCGAGACGGTTGACCTCGCCGGCCGGGTCATACACGATGGCCAGCGGGCGGGGAGGACGACACCCGCCGAGGAGGACCGATGGTGAAGGCCAAGACGGCAGCACATGGACTGAGGCAGAGAACAGTGGCAACGGATCGAAGACCCCACGCCGGAAGGGCTGGCGGAAACGGCTCCGTCGAGAGCATCCCGGGCGCGACCTCGGAGGAAATCGAGCAACTCTGGCGTGACCAGGCGCCCGAGATGGCCAACCTGAAGCGCGAGATCCGCAAGAACGTCGGACTCGAGGACCCGGACCCCGACGACCCGGCACGGGTACGGCAGCTCCGCGCGATCGCGCTCGTGCTCGCCGACAGGGCGAGGATCCAGCTGAGGGACGGGTTCAACGCGACGGGCGCCGAGCTCGCCGCGGTCCAGGACCTGGCGGCCGAAGCGAAGGATGTCGCGGCTCGCAAGCGGACGCGTCGGTGACCAGCCTGACGCCGCGCCAGCGCGAGGTCCTCGTGGCCATCGAGGCGAGCATCGCCGCTCGAGGCGTTCCGCCGACTGTGCGGGAGCTCATGGCGAAGTTCGGCTTCTCGAGCACGCACAGCGCGCACTGCCATCTCGAGGTCCTGAAGCGGAAGGGCTACATCTCGCGCAGCGGGTTTCAGTCGCGCGGGATCCGCGTGTTGCGTCCTACCCGCCCGCCGGCGTCGCCCACCGGGGGCTGCCCGGACGGCATGGTCGACGTCGTCGTCTCAGCCAGCGAGAAGGGCCGCCCGGTCGAGCGCCGCATCCGCATCGACCGGAAGCTCGTCGGGGCGGGCGAGTTCCGCGCCAGCGTGGTCAAGGAGGCGTTCCTCTCCGCCTACCGGCCTGGCGATGTCCTGTTCTACTCGAGCCTCACCATGGCCCCGGTGGGCCTCTGGCGCTCGCTCGGCAGCTGACCGCTCCGCCTGCCGCACCCACGCCTCCCGCTCGTGGAGCACATCCATCACGACCCGGAGGACGACCGCGCACGCCTCGACCGAGTCGAGCCGGACCGGCTGCCTCACGACGACGGCGTCGGACGCACGAGCCGGTACGCGCCGCGTCCGTCGGACGGAGCGCCTGGCTCCACGAGCTTCTCGGCGAGCAGCTGGCGGAGCACGGTGGAGCAGGTGCTCACGCTGATGCCCAGGCGCTCCGCGAGCAGGGACCGGGTCAGCGGGCCGGAGCGCAGCGCGCGCAGGATCTTGTCCCGCGCCGAGGATTCCCCGTGCCCGGTCTTCCCCTCCTTGTTGTAGTAGGGCATCGGCTGCTTCTACCAGACCTACGGCGCAACGTGGAGCCCGTCGGACTGGTAGGGCCTCGGTGCGACCGGCGGCCCGAACCGTCCGATCGCCTGCACTCCGATGTCCTCGCCGACGAGGCGTAGCGTCGCGGCCGGTGCGAGGTTGAACGTGTCGGTCCAGTCGTGCTCGTCGACGAAGCCCGCGCCGTGGTCGACCATCACCCGCTTCGGGCAGCCGGACGGCCCCATCTCGAACCGGAGCGCTCGCGCGGCCTCGTCGACCCGCACGATGCGCATTTCGGGGTGCCCCGCGCGCCAGGTCATGTGCTCGGCGCGTTCCTCGAGCAGCGCGCTGTGGTCTGACCAGGCGGCGATGGACAGCGTGACCGCGGATCCGAAGGCGATCAGCGAGCAGACACGCCACGTGCGGATGGCGCGCTCCACTGCGGCGTCCGTGTCGCGGTCGACCTCGTCGGGGGTCCGGTAGGGGTGATGGTTCATCGGCGGCCTCGCTTCGGTGCCTGGTTGTAGTCGACCTCGGGGACGTCCTCGTCGTAGACCACCTTCGAGTCGGCGACCTCCGGCTCTTCCTGCGCGTGAGCCTGCATCTGCAACTCGAGCGCCGTCGCGCCGGCCGACGCGGTCGAGATGCCGAGGTGGCCATCGTCTCGGACAGGCGTGCGCCTGAACGGGAGCGCCTTGCTGGGCAGTGGCGCCGCGCCGGTCGCGCGGGCGGCCGCCACCTCGAGCGCGCTAGGGCCCGGCGGCACTCCGAGCTCCTCGAGACACCGCGGGCAGTCGACCAGGTCGAGCTCGGTCGTCACGTTCTCGATGTCGCCGTCGATGTGGAGGCCGCACGCCGTGTCCGTCTCGGTGCGCAGGTGGGTCATCACACCGGGGACGCGCTTGGTGGGGTTGGCCGTCGCGCGTCCAGACCCGCCGCAGGCCCCGCACGGCTCCGTGCTCGCGACCGGGAAGTCAGCGCGGCGCGGGCATTCCTTGAAGTGCCGCGTCTCGTCCCTCCCGATGATCTGGTGGCAGACGCAGCCGCCCGGCAGCGCTACCAGCGCGTTCAGGCCGAGCCCCCTGCGCAGGGCCGCGTCGGCGATCTGGGAGATCGGGGTATGACCAGCCTCCGCGCGCTCGCGCAAAGCGGTCAGGACCTCGGGCGTGAGTGTGAACGTGGTCGCCGGCTTCCCACGCGGCGCACGGGCCGGCAGAGCCTTCTTCTTGGGCTTGGTCATGCCAGATGGTATGACCAAGCCTCCGCTGGGTCAACCTGTAGCCTGCGTCCTCGAGTAGACCCCGCTCCGCTCGACCTCGGGCGGCTCCCGCCAGCGGCAGTCCTTGGGGCAGCTCGCCGGCGTGTCGCCCGGGTAGAACCGGACGAACGCGTCCAGGCACACCCGGTCGCGCCCGCAGACGAGCCGCTCCCCCTCCGTCGGCACGAGGTGCAGAGCTCCGCTCACGGCCGCCCAAGCAGCATGCGGAGCGGTGCGAGCGCCTCGTCTTCGACCCCGGTTTCTACGCTTCGCCAGGCAAGTCCGCGGGCGGTCATGATGGTCGCTTCGATGCTTGCGAGCCTCTCCTCCGCGCGCTCCGCTCGCGCACGCTCCGCACGCAAGGCGTCGATGATCGGTCCGGCGAGCCTGGCGCCGCACCAGAGGCACGCGGTGGCGGTAACGATGGCTTCGATGTCGCGCGGCTCGTCGGTCATCACGCACCCTCCCTCACAGCTGGACGCCCATCAACCGGAGCACCTCGCGCGCCTCGGACCGGATCGCGCGTAGTTGCGCGAGCTTCAGCTCGCTGTGCGCGGCGATCGCGAAGATGAACACGTCCTCGCAGGCGTCGTTGTAAACCCGCCAGGCCTCGCTGAGGGCGTCTGCCCGCGTCACGAGGCCGCGGCAAGTGTCCGCGCTCATCACGACAGGGCACGACAGCGACGCGGGCTCGTCGGCGCCGTCGCCCTGCCACTTCCAAACGTCCTCGACGCCGGTCGCGACGACGCGGAGCTTCGCGCGCAGCACATCGCGCTCCGTCGCGAGCTCCCGATACTCCGCGCCGACGGCTGCCAGTGCTGGTGCACGAAGGAGCGCGCGCTGTTTGGCAAGAGCGGCTACTCGCCCGAGCACGTCGGCAACCATATCTGGGAGCCGAAGGCCGAGCCGTGAAGCCGACCATCCCGCAGACCGAGGTCTACCGGGGGCGTCCGCTCACGGTCGAGCTCTTCGACAAGATGGCCGCCTACTTCGCAGCGAGACCGCTGCTTCCGCGTGAGGAGGTCCTGTCGCCCCGCCAGATGGCCGAGCTGCACGAGCTCTGCCCGGAGCGCTTCCCGCCGGTGCCCGGCTACACGCCGCGCAAGCCCGCCTACGCGCACCGCGTCGCGCTGCCGCGCCACCTGCTCGCGCCGTGGTCGCCGTTCTGAAAGACGAAGGGCCCGGCGCCGTTACTCGTCGAGCCCATCACCCGCTCCCCGCGAATCGCTGGCTCCCGAAGGCCTTCCTCGTCGCGGATGTCGCTTCGGCCGCTGCTCCCGGAAAGCGCGACCGCCGCCCTGCCAATCCTCGGCCCCCGGTTGGGCTTGTAGTTGCGTGCCCCTCGCAGGCGAGAGCCTACACCTTGCCGGGCTTCTCCGGCAAGCGGACGACATCGCCCCCGCCGCCGTCCTCGCCCAGCGGATGGATCGGCTCGCCGAGCTCGTGCGGGCTCTTGTCTCCGTCGGAGTAGATCGCGCTCCCGTCGTTGTGCTCGCCGATCTTCTGCCCGCCAGACTTCTTGATGAGCCCCGCCTCGACGTCGTGCGCCCACGCCGCTGCGGTCCAGATGTGCGTGTCCTTCGGCGTGTGCGCGAAGCGCAGGATGATCCGATCGTGCTCCGGGTAGTCGGCCTCGACCGCGAACCACCGCCACCCGTCGGCAGTGAGCTTCACGTACCCGCCGAGCGACGGCCTCGGCAAGATGGGACGGTCGCGGTCCGCGCGGCGCTCCGCCAAGCAGGCCGCCGCCTCCTCGGGGTCGTCGGGCAGCATGGCGCCCGTCTCGGGGTCGCGGTTCAGGAAGGCGCGCACGCGCCCGTCCAGTCCGACGAACAGGATCCAGCTCTTGTCGTCTGGCTCGATCCAGCCGGCCCACCCAACCGACTTGGGGTGCTTGTACCGTCCAACGGAAATGTTCGGCATCGACATATGGGAAAGGCTCCTCTCGTGTGGAGCGCTCCGCTCATCCCGCGACGCGCAGCCGAGAAGCTACCACGAGGCGGGCCCGTGCGATAGGATGCCGGCATGGACGACAGAACCATGACCATCGGACACAAGCTCACCAAGCACTTCGCCGCGGCTTTCGACGAGCGACGACTTCGTGCCGGCGGGCCGCTCGCCACGCTGCCGGTCGTGCAAGGTCGCGGCAGGTCCGTGAACTGCGAGTTCGCGACCCCGTCGGACGCGAAGCGGTTCCCGATCATTACAGCGACCCTGTGCTGGGCTGTCTGCGCGGTCATCCACCGCGAGGAGTGACCGTGCGCTGCCTCACGCCCGCCGAGTACCAGGCCCTCGAGCTCGCCGCATCGCCGTTCCGCGTGGTCTACGACGCGGCCGACCACGAGCAGGTCCTCGCGATGCTGCACATGCTCGTCGAGCGCGGCTGCGTCGTGATCCGCGAGCAGCCGCCGGTCATCACGTCCGAGACCACCGAGGATGTGACGTACGTCACGCACGTGACCGACCTCGGCCGCATCGCCCTCCGCGTCAGCAAGCCTCTCGGCCCAGCCGCCTGATGCCGCGCGGAGCTCGGAAGCGAGAGGCGCCGCTCGCGGCGCCGGTCCTCGGCAACCTCGCCGAGTGGGCCGAGACCCTCGCCGCCAACGTCGTCAGCCACAAGCTCTCGACCCTCGAGAACCTCCGCGCGCTCTACCGGGACGACTTCGGCGCCTTCTGCCCGATCGTCAAGATCAACGACCGCGTGACCGGCGAGCCAATCCCGTTCGTGCCGAGCTGGGGACAGCGCACCTTCAACGAGCACCGCACCGGCCGCGACCTCTGGAACAAGAGCCGCCAGGTCTACGCGACGACGAATGAGCTCGTGCGCGACGTCTGGTACTTACTCACGCACCGTGGCGCCTCCATCCAGATCGTCTGCCAGACGAAGAAGGACCGCGAAATCCTCCTCGACCTCGAGCGGCGCATCGACGTCATCCTCCAGTCCCTGATCGATGAGGGGCTCCAGATTCGCTACGCCGGCCGCGCGCAGGGCCGGTGGGAACTCGCGGTCGAGGATGGCGGCGCGGTCATGACGATCACCGAGGCCGGCGCCACGAAGGAGACCGCATCGAACGTCGGCCGCGGCGGCACGAAGCAGCGCATCCACTTCACCGAGGTCGCGTACTACCACATCGCCGCCGCCACGATGCGCGCCGCCCTCCCGACCGTGCACGGCGCCGCCGGCGACGGCACCGAGATCACCATGGAGAGCTCGCCGAACGGGATCTCCGTCCGCGACGGCTCGGGCAAGGAAAGCGGCGACGACTTCAACGCGGCCGGCGGCCCGTACTTTCACATCCAGTACCAGCGCGCGAAAGAGGGCAAGACCGACTTCACCGCGCACTTCACCCCCTGGTACAAGCACCCCGACTACTGCACGGCGCTCGACCCGAACGAGGTCGTGCAGCCCGACCAGCAGCCGATCCATGACCGACGCCTTCGCGAGGAGCAACTCGTCGCGCTCGGCGTCTCGCCCGAGCAGCTCAAGTGGTACCGCCGGCAGGTCGCCTCGAAGGGCCAGAACAGCGTCGATCAGGAGTACCCGAGTGACGACCGCAGCTGCTTCCTCATCTCGGGACGCGTCTTCTTCGACCGCGACGTGACGCTGGCGCTGCTCGCCGTTGCCCAGCGCAACATGCTCGGGCGCGAGGTCCGCACGATCCTTCGCGCGGGTGCGCAGGGCGAGCTCCGGCTCTACAAGCAGCCGGAGCCCGGGCACCGCTACCACATCACGGTCGACACCTCGAGCGGCGAGGGCGGCGACCCCGGCTCGCTCGTCGTGCACGACCGCTCGGCGCCGCGCGCGCCGCACGTCGCCACCCTGCACGGGCAGTTCCGCCCGCTCGAGCTCGCTCGGCTCGCGGTCGCGATCGGCGCCCGGTTCAACTGGGCGCAGGTCTGCGTCGAGCGCAACAACCACGGCAGCGCCGTGCTCCAGGAGCTCGAGCGGCCTGGCGTCATGTGGGACGTCTTCGGCGATGGGCTCGCCGAGTACCGCGCGATCGCCGCCCTGTCCGATCGGGCGCTCGCCTCGCTCCTGCCATGGGCCAAGGCGAAGCCGTGCTACCCGTGCGTCTGGAGGGACACGGACCAGCGGAGCGGCTGGTGGACCGGCGCGACAAGTCGGTCGGACGCGCTCTCGCTTCTCGAGCAGGACCACCGCGAGGGGGCCTGGGAAACACCCGACGTCGCGGTGCTCGACGAGATGCTGACTTTCGTCGTGCGCGCGAGGATCGCCGCCGACGCGGGGAGCCACGACGACCTCGTCATGGCGATGGTGATCGCGCACGCCGTGATGTCGCGGCCGCCCGAGCCTGGGATGTACCGCTCGCTCGGCAACCTCCCGCCGGCGTGAGGCTCAGCCGCCGACCTGCGTGACGACGACGTCTGGCCAGCTCGAGGCGGCCTCGCGCACGATGGGGTGGCCCGGCGTCCGGAAGAGGTCGGAGATGCGGGCGCTGTACGCCTCGAGCTGCGCTGCGGCGCCAAGCTCGAACGCGAGGCACGGGGGCAGGATGTCGTCGGGGAGTACCGGGTCGTCGTTGGGGTTGGTCATGCAGGGCGCGGCGGTGTAGCATCCCGCCATGGACGACAGCAAGAGAGGTGGACGATGTACCCGAACAAGGGCCTAGGCCTGCTCCAGAAGGTGCGGTTGCGCGGCGGTGCAGTCGGTCCGCTCATCCTCGGCCCCCACTGCGAGTGGTGCAGCGCCCGAGCCGCCTGCCCCGCATTTGGCGCAGCCCTCCGACAAATTGCGCAAGGGCCAGACGTAGACCCGAGCGCCGCGATCGTGCCCTCGCGCCCGATGGCCGCCTACGTGGCCGGCATCATCCCCGCGATGCGCCGCGCGCTCGACGCCGCCGAAGCCGTGCCGCGCCCACGTCGAGGCTCACGGCCCGCTCACGCTCGCCGACGGCAAGGTCTACGGCCCCGCGCTCGAGCCGCGCCCGTCGCCACGTTCGCGCACATGGAGACAACCAATGCTTGACGCGCTTGACGTCTGCGCTGGCGCCGGCGGGCTCTCGCTCGGGTTGCATCGCGCGGGCTTCGACGTGCTGGGCGTCGAGGTGGACGCGGACGCCTGCGAGACCCACCGGGCGAACGTAGGGCCCTGCGAAGAGGCTTCGATCGTCGACTGGCACCCGCCGCGATCGTTCGCGCTCGTAGCAGGCGGCGTCCCCTGCCAAGGGTTCTCCGTCGCGTGATGGAGGTTCGATCAGACCATGCTTATCCGGTTAGCTCCCAATGACACACGTTGGTACCATGCGTGGAGCAAGTACGGAGACGAGCGCGAGGCCATGTGGAGCGCACGAGCTCAAGATCGCCTTCCCGCGCGCCTTCGCGCCGAAGGGGCGGAGCATCGCCGAGCACTTCCGCCTGGTTGAGCCGGAGGCAGCGGTCTACCTGTAGGCTCCTCCTCGTCATCGGTCCGGCGGTCGAGCCGCCAGACGCGCTGGCGCCACGCGCGCTCGCGCTCCCGTTCCTCCTCGCTGAGAAGCGGCGCAGGCTCCTCGGTCAGAAGAGGCACTACAAGTCGCCCGCGATCAGGTACGTTCGGCATGTCGGGATCCCTCCGGTCTCGGCCTGGCCCCGTGCGTCGAAAGCGCAGCGGGGCTCTTCGTTTTCGCCGTGCACGTTCGACGCCACCGCGCGGATCGCGTCGAGGTCGATGGCGAGTCCGGCGTGTGTCGCTCGCGCGCGCCTCACGTGTTGCGCGCATGTTCGCCTTGATCGGTTCCTGCTCGCGCGTTACGGTGGGCGGCATGAAGACCACTGACATCGCCTCCGGGCGGTGCGCATGTGGCCGCCCGTCGAGCTCCGGTTCCGGCTGGTGCGGCACCTGCCCACCCCCCATCAACCTCCCGCACGCGCACGTCGTCGACCACGCCGGGCGCACCATCTGCACGTGGCACGGCCTCGAGCTCCCGTGCATGTGCTGCCCGCCCGAGTACCGCGACGGCGTCTTCGAGGGCGTCCAGCCGCGGGGAGCCATCGCAGCGTGACCTGGACACGCCACCCTCGCGGGTGGTAGGCTCCGAGCCTGCTGAGGGGAACGCCCCGCTTCTTCGTGAGTCATCGATCTCCGCACGGGCCCGGCGCCGGAAGCCAGCCGGGAGGAACGCCGCAGAGGTAGAACGCCCCCTGCGGCGCTCGCCTTTTGTGGGGGCACGATGACGCGCTAGCCTTGCGAGCAACGGGGTGTTACGGTCTGTGACGTGGACGCCTCCACCGTCTCGACGATCCATCAGATCGCGAACACCGTCGGGCTCATCGTCGGCGTCGCCTATGTCGTCTACAAGGACGCCAAGAAAGAGCGCGCGCCTGGGTCCGGCACGAGCGTCACCATGAACGTCCCGCTGCCCTCTGGCTTCGGGCAGCAGCAACAGCAGCAGGGCTACGACCCGCCAAACGAGACCGGCGGCTACCGGCGCGTGTCCCAGGAGGAGGCCGGCGGCTACCGGCGCTTGCCGGCGCCCGAACCGCACGATGCGGCCGACCTCGGCGACCTTCGTCGGAAGGTCACCTCGCTTGAGCGGCGCGTGGACGCGAACGAGAACGCCATATCGGCCACGAAGCGCGAGATGGAAGCCGAGCTTGCCGATGTCCGACGGGAGATCGACGGCGGCTTCGGGGAGCTCCGAGACGGGATCGGCGAGATCAAGAAGCGGATCCGCCAGGCGAGCCAGTCGAGAGGATCACAGACATGACGGCAACACGCGAAGAAGTCATCCGGGAGATGCGCGAGCTCGCCGACCTCGTCGACGAGGAAGCCGAACTGACGGGTCCAGTCGAGCCACTACGGCCCGGGGATCTCGAGGACCGAGCTGCGCGCCTCGCGCACCGCTCGGGGCAGCACGCGCTCGACCTGCCGCCACGAAGCAGCGGGCTCGACCGAGTCGCCTCGTCGTCCGTCCCCGTCCGCCGGTAGGCGCTGGCAGGGCGCCCGGGGCCCGTGGTAGCCTCCGGCGCATGAACACCACACTCTACCCGTCTCCGCGTCCTCGCCTCCGCCTGCTCGGCGCTCTCGTTGCCTTTGCCTGCATGGTCCTCCCGAGCCTCGCGCTCGCCGACATGGTCCCGCCCGACCGTGCGAACGCCGTGCCAGCGTGGGCCGTCGGGGTCTTCGCCGTCGCCGCGACCATCGGCGCCTTCCTGCTCGGGCTCCGCGGCATGGGCTCGTCGAAGTCGCGTCCGGCGTCCCGCTCGAGGTACGCGCTACACGGCATGGTGATCGGCCTCCTCTGCTCGGTGCTCGGCAGCGCCGCCCTGCTCTCCTCGGCGGGGTGCAAGCTCACGCCCGCGCAGGCCACCGCAGCGAACGCCATCCTCAAGCCCATCTGCGACGGGACCGGGCCAGCCCTCGCGCCGGTCCCCTACATCGGGCCCTTCGGAGGTCTCATCGCGCTCGTGTGCGACGAGGTCGAGGCCCAGATCGTCGCGGACGAGACGGTGGTGCCGGTCGATGCTGGCGTGACCGACGGCGGCGTCAAGGCGGCGCTCGTGCACGCGCAGCTCGTCGCTGCGCCGGGTTGCGCCGCGGTGCCGATCCCCGGCGACCCGCGGCACCAGGTCGCCTGCCCCGAGCTGCACGAGCAGATCCTCGCCGCCGGCCGCAAGGTCGACGCGCGAAAGGCGGTGCGACGATGAACGCGCGCAAGCAGCTTCTCGGCGCCCTCTCGCTGGCGGTCGTCGCGTTCGCGGTGGTTGCCTTCCCGTTCGTCGTGCTCGCGCAGGTCGCGGCAGTCGTTCCGGTCGTCGCACCCGTCGTCGACCAGAACATCCCGCCGCTGACGCTCGCCGTCGCGTCGGTGCTGTCGCTGGTCACGCTGGTGCTAGGGCCGAAGGTGCCGTCGCTGCCGACCGTCCCTGTGAAGTACCGGCGCCTGCTCGTGACCGTGCTCGGACTCGTCGTGACGATGCTCGGCGCGCAATACGCGAACGCGCCGTGGATTCACGGCCTCTGCGGCTCCATCGTGGCGGTGAGCGCGGCGCTCGGCGTCGACATCGTCGCCGGACCGCACCCCGTCCCCGGCGCGCCGACGTGAGCGAGACGGTCGAGCGTATGATCGAGGCGTACAACGGGCCACCGGCAGGGTACGCGTTCGTGGCTTCGCCGTGGCAGTCGAGCCCGGCCCCGTGGTCCTCTCGGCCGGAGCCGGCGGATTACGCGGAGGCCTGCGCCCAGCTCGCCGCGCAGGGTCTCCTCCTCGAGACCCGGACGAGGATCGTGAACGACGCGCGGGTCAACGCCATCCTCCGCGCGCCGCCCGAGATGCTCGACGCGCTCGCGCGCGCCCTCCAGATCGGCGCCTACGGTCCGCTCGAGCCGAAGCCGGTCGTCGCCGACGAGCTCTTCGTGGTCGACGTCGGCACGCACGAGGAGGACGGCCGCCACCTCGGCGGCCCGTTCAAGTCGGTCGAGGTCGCGACGCTGGCGCTCGACGAGGTGGCGCAGAACTCAGACGAGGACCGCGTGCTCGCCATCTGGCGCAAGGGCGAGGTCGCGTACGTCAAGATGGGGCGCGCGGTCGACCTGCGCGCCGTGATGGCGCGATGAGCGACACGCTCCCGGTGTGCACGGCCGACCCGTGGATCGACATCGGTCACGGCGTGTCGGTCCAGAAGCGCTACCTGGACGGCGTCCTCCACGGCATCGCCTACCGGCACACGTGCAACGGACGGCCGGACTCGCCGGACTTCCTCTCGGTGAAGCCCGAGTGGGCGGACGGCTGGAACGTCGTGAGCTTGGATCCGTTGACGCTGTCGCCGTCGGTCCTTTGCCGCACGTGCCAGCTCCACGGCTTCATCCGCGACGGGAGATGGGTGCCAGCATGAACCTCGCCTACCGCGCCGACCTGGCGCACACCGACATCGACGGGCTCGGACTCAACGAGTGCACGATCCACCGCTGTCAGAACGGCGACGGCGCCTCGTGGTGGATCCTGTGGTTCAACGTCGCGCGCGAGACGGACGGCGTCGCGGATCTCTTCGAGGTCCCGATCAACCCCGGCGGCGGCTTCAGCGAAGGTGGCCCCGCCCGCGGGGAAGACCTGGGGCTTCACCAGGACCGCACCCGGCACGTGGCAGGTCTCGCCGAGCATCAACGTGCTCGACACGGGCGAGCGTCATCCGGGAGCGCATCCGACGTCGGGATCGGTGTGGCACCAGACGCCCGCGATCGTGGGCGTGCCGGACGGCGAGCGGTGGATGCCTTGATACGCAGCCCCGCATGTCGAGGCTGCTGACCTGAGCCGGGCGGTCGTGCTACCGTCGGCGACGTGACCACGGTCGCCGAATGGCTGGAGCGGTTCGCTCGTCGCGTCGAGTGGCGCGACCCGTCGCTTGCGGGTGCTTGTCGTCGGAGGGCTGCGGAGCTCCTGACAGCGCCCGCACCTGTGGAGGAGCCCCGACTTGTAACCAGGGGCGCGGCGGTTCGACTCCGCCTGCGGGCTCCACATGACGTTCGTGGAAGAACACCCGCTCGCGGTGACCGTGACGTTCATCGTCAACGGTCCGCGAGCCGGCGCGCGTGGGAACGCTCCAGCCACCTGGTGCTCCGGTGATGCTCCTCGCCGCCCTGGGCGTCCTCGCGGACGGGCTCATCCTCGCGTGGCTCGTCGGGACGTGGTTCTACGAAGGGCACCACCGTCGGTGCACGGTCATCGTCCGGTGCCCGAAGTGCGGCGAGCAGACCTCGACCCCTTGCAGCTCGGGAGGGCACCCGTCGTGACGGTGGGCGAGACGTGGAAGGAGTGGGAGCGCCGCCAGAAGCGCGACGAGGCCCTCCGGCTCGGCGGCGTGATGCTCCTCGGCCTCGCGATCCTCCTGGGCTGCTTCCTCTGGTGGCGCCATGCGTCCGCGGAGTGCAGCGCGCGCCGGTGCCCGGACGGCTCAGCCCCGAAGCTCACCCAGCGGGACGGCTGCCTCTGCGTCGTGGAGCCGATGCCGTGACCGCGTATCGCGCTCCTGGCACGCTCGCGAACGTTGCGGTCGGTTGGGGGGTCCCCCCGTGGGAACGGGCGAGGGGGCAGTGGTGAGCGACCGACGCGCTCCCGTGCAGGGCGACCATAGGCTCGCGCGAGGCACGCCTGGTCGTGAACCAGGACTCGTCTCTTGGGCGGAGCACGTCGAGGCGTGGAACGACTACGCCAAGCGCTATCCAGGCCAGTCCGCCGAGCGCATCGCCGAGAGGGGCGGCTTCGGATACAGCGAGATCTCGCAGCACCTAGGCCACGCCCCCGCGACATGGGAGCCGCTGCCATCGCCGAGGAAGTTCGCATGAGCGGGATGTACTGCCCGACCCACAAGCTGGCGCGCCCGTGCCCGCGGTGCAGCACCGACCCGACCCCGAACGCCTCGCGCCCGGCGCTCGCCATACCGAAGGAGGTCCTGACCGATCAGGGCTTCCGGCTCTGCGAGCGTCTGCTGATCGTGAGCTCGAAGCTGCGCCAGATCGGCCCGAACCACGACAGCGTGTGGGCGCTCGCGCTGAGCACCTTCCGCGAGCACCTCACGACCATCGTCCGGCGCATCGACGCGGACACCGGCGACGAGCAGGAGAAGATGCGCTGGCGGTCGGAATACTTCTCGGCGCGCGACCACGGCGAGCTTCTCCTCCTGACGCTGAAGCAGCACGACCCTGGCCCGGAGAAGACGGTGTGAAGGACGAGGAGGTCTTCGCCAAACTTGCGACCGGGGAGCTCTCGCAGGTGGAGGCGCGCGCGCGGCTTCGCGACAACCAGCTCCGCGGTGCTCTTCGTGGTGCTCCTCGGCGTCGTCGCGCTCGTGAGCCTGGGCCGATGATCGCGACCGCAACCCCGACCAATGCGGGCGTGACCGTCGTCTGTGGCTACTGCGGCGCCATCGGCGGCACCTGCGGATGCTTCAGCTGGGGGGTGACCGGCGTGACGTGGGCGTACCCCACGCCGACCTCTATCCCATGGGGCAACGTCGGAAGCCTTGAGCCGTGGGAGGATCCGGAGGCGCGCGAGGTCCGCCTCGCCCTCGAGCTCCGCGCGCTCGTCCACCGCTTCCGATTGCGTGACCGCGTCGACGAAGTCCGGTATCGTCGTCCTCGCGCGCCACCTCGGCGGCTGCCTCCTCCGCGCATCGCCTGGTCGGCCGCCTTGCAGCACTTCCACCGCCATCCGAAAGGGTTGTCCCGTTCATGGACCTGAAAGACGCCGACCTCACGTGGATCCGATCGATCGAGCTCCAGCACGACGGCACCTTCCTCAAGGTCGAGCTCGCGGTCCCGATGGGGGCGAACGCCGGGGCAGCGAAGTACGAGGAGTTCATCCCCCTCGGCGCCTCCACGCCGAAGTACCTCGACAAGGCCGCGCACGCCTTCGCCGAGGCGGTCGTGAAGGCGATCCGCGAGCGCGTGGTCACCAAGGTCCCCGAGGTGAAGTGCGTGACCTGCACCGCGGCGTGTTGCGCCCGCGTCTACAACGAGGTCGCGGTCACCGGCGAGGACGCGCGCGTCATGGGGGCCGAGCTCGTCGCCAAGGGGGTCGAGCTCTACCCGAACGGGGAGCGGTCGAACGGGTACGTCGGCCTGCTCAAGCGGATCCCGTGGAAGGGCAAGGGCACGGCGACGATCCCCATCGACTCCGAGCCGATGGCGTGCATCTTCCTCGACCCGAAGTCGTCGGTGTGCACGGTCTACGAGCGCCGGCCGAATGTCTGCCGCACCTTCCACCCGCACGAGTGCGACGTGCACGAACCGGCGCCCGAGCCGCTGGTGCAACTCCGGCGCGCGCGGTTCGCCGCCGGCGCCGTGCAGAAGGGGTAGGCCCATGGCGGATCGGATCGCGCAGATGATCGTGGAGCTCCGCGACGAGCTGCACGAGGTCACCCGGCGCCAGGAGCGAATCCAGGCCGCGCTCGCCGCGCTCGAGCCGCTTTCGGATGCGGCACCGCCGCGGAGGCCGCGCGCTCTCATGCCACAGCGGACGCCGAAGGCCGCTCGTGCACCGAACCGGGTGAAGGAGGCCGCGAAGCGCATCGGCTTCATCGCGCCATCGCGCGAAGGCACGCTCGCCGTCCTGACCGACAAGTGGCAGTCACCGGCCGATCTGGTCAAGGCCTCTGGCATCACGCCGAACGCGCTCCGGGCGCAGCTCTACAGCCTGCGCAGGGAAGGCCTCGCGGAGTCGAACGGCGAGCGCACCATCTCGATCCGGTGGCGCCTGAACTCGACCGGCACCGCGCTGCGGAAGCTCACGACCCGAGAGCCGCGCAAGCGCGGGCGGCCGGCGAAGGGGCAGACGGTCGCCGACGAGGCGCCACAGCACGCGCTACCGGAGACGCTCGACGCCCTGTCCGCGCGCGAGCGCACGGTCCTCGAGAAGCGCGATCTTGGCGGCAAGATCCGCAAGGACATCGCCGCCGACATCGGCGTCAGCACGGAACGGGCGCGCCAGATCGAGGTGCGCGCTCGCAGGAAGCTCCGCCGCGCCGCGGGCGTCACTGTAGAGCAGGTCGGGAACGATGCCCCGCGCCTGACCGCGCCGTCGCCCAAGCGGGTCTCGCTTCCGGTCGTACCAGCCTCCTATGTGCCGCTCGAGGTGGTTTCTGTCGCCGACCTCGTGCGACCCGACCAGCGCTTCAAGTGCGTGCCGTTCTCGGCGGTCATCCGGGCGTCGCAGTGCCTCGAGCGCCAGGGGGTCGCCGGCTCCCGCGTGAAGATCGGATCGACGAAGGGGACGGGCGCGCGCGTGCACGAGATCGACCACAACGCGCGGTCGCGTCAATTCGAGCGGTGCAAGGACTGCGAACTCGGCCGGCAGGTCGCAGCACGCGTCACCGTCGGGCCGGTCAAGGACATCGCCAAGCTCGAGATGAGCCCGACCGGATGAGCGCGTACCGCACGAAGCTCGAGCTCCCGCCGGAGCCGCGGTCGCCTCCGAGCGCGCGGTGCCCGGTGAACGGCAACCACATGTGGCTTTGGATGGACGCGCTCCGGCAGTCGTACCCGCCAGCCGGCACGGACATCTGGTGCGGGTACTGCCGCGAGGAGAGCAACGTCGACCTGCTCGTCGGCGGCCACCCGTTCACGCCTCGAGACCCTCGCGCATGCTGGCCAGGCGATGGGCCTGGATGGGCTCGCCGGCTTGCCCTTCGCGCGCACGCCGCGCTGATCGGGTTCGTGCGCGCAATGTTCGACGTTGAAGCGTGATCCTACCCTTCGGCGCGCGCGTCTGGTAGGTTCCGGTCAACGTGGGGACGTCGCCGGGCCACCGAACACAGATCGCGACCGAGCTCAGCTCGTATTTCGCAGGCGCGTTCGACGAGGACCTTGAGCTCGGGAGCTCGTGGGGCCCGCTGGTGGACGCGGCCACAGGCGGCTTCGTCGGCGGGCACGACTACGACCGCGGCATGGTCGGCCGGGTCGCGCGCCGGCGCGGGAAGCGAGACGACATCGCCGCGGCGCGCCGGGTGCGTGATGCTCTCCGCGCGATCCCCGTCACCAACGATGGCCCCTCCGCCGCGCTGGTGCTCGTCGCCCGGTACGGCCCGATCGCCTGGTCCCGCCGGCTCGACGATGCGCAGGGCAAGCACATGAGCGGCCAGACGTGGAGCAAGGGCGCGAAGAAGCTCGGCGACCTGTTCGGCGTGGCGGTCGTCGCCGCCGACCTCGCAGGCATCGACGTCGAGGCGTGGATCTCGCCGCCGGCGCCGGTCGCGCGCGTCACCCGGATGCCTCGCCCCCAGGACGAGAAGCGTCGCGGGGTCGAGTATGCAGAGCTCCGCGCAGAGCGCGAGGCGAAGAAGCCGCCGACCGCGAAGGAGAAGGACCACGCGAAGGCGGCGCGCCCGTGCCTCACCCTCACCCCGCGCGAGTACGCGCTGATCTCGATCTGCCTCGCGAAGGACGGGCTCGCCGCGGTCGCCCGGATCAAGGTCGACGCGCACCAAGCCCTCCGCGCCGCCGAGGACGCGTACCAGGACGCGCGTGCCGCGACCGACCCGGCGTACACGTACCTGCGCCAGCGCGCCGAGCTCCGCGAGGCGACCCCGTCGCGGCGGGCGAACTCGCCGCCGCTCTTCCCTGGGGCTCGAGGATGATCCTCCCGTGTTCGAGCGCCCCGGTCCTCCGGCACCTCGCCGAGCTCGCCGGCCTCGAAGGCTGGACGGTCGCCACGACCTCGAGCGACGTCGGCGTCACGATCGCGGTCGGCTCGCCCGACGGGCACCGGGTCGACTTCCTGACGATGACCTGGCTCGAGCTGCGCCAGAGCGACGAGATCGCCTTGCGCCTGCTCACCTGGCTCTGGACTGTCGCCGTCGAGAAGGGCGAGCACGACGACGTCCCACCGCTGGCGTGGGAGCGGGAGGTCGTTCTTTCGTGATCACCCCGCCGACCGCCGGCTTCGTCACCATCGCCCTCATGCACGGCGCGCCGGCGCAGCCGTACGACCTCGCGATCCTCCCCTACGTGACCGCGCTCGCTCCGATCGTCCTCGTGCAGAGGCAAGAGCGGAAGCCGCACCAGCTCGTCGGGTGGAAGGAGATCACGAAGCACTCGGCGAAGCATGGCGGGCCTTCCGACCGCTCCCACCTGCTGAGCATCGGCGAGAAGGACCCGTTCTGCCCGATCTTCCGGCCGACCGATGGCGGCGCCGTCACCGCCGTCGATGTCGAGCTCGAGTGGTGGCTCGCGCTCCGACGGAAGCCGATCGGGATGCGACGGATCGGGGCGGAGCCGAAGCGGGCCGCCAAGCCGAAGCGTCGCCGGCGAGCAGCCGGGTAGCGCGCCACGCCCAGCCTGCGACCTCGGCCGCCTTCGCTCGGATGCGCTTGCTCCGCGTGTGACACGGCTGGCCGCTCACGTAGGTGATGAAAGATCCACCGCACGTGCGCGCTGCGGCGAGCCCAAGGTCGGCGGCGAGGAACGGGTCGTCGAGGACCTCCTGCCGCGCCTCGCGCCCGCGCCGCTCGAGTTGGTAGGGCGTGACCGCCGGCCCTCGGTATTGGTACTCCGTGCGCCAGCACGTCTCGTGACCCGCGGCGCCGAGGAGCAGCGCGGCCGCGCGCTCCGGTTCGGGCGAGTCGAGCGACACCTCCACGAGCCCGGGCAGGTACTTCTCGAGGATGACCGGGTCCGCGGACGGGCAGAGCCGGAGCGCGACAGCGAAGACGCGCGCGGCGAACAGCGCGCGGTCGAGCAGGAAGGGGAACATCAGCGCCCAGCGTTCTGGAGCGCGGTCATGTCGTGGACGGCTTGGGCGTGACGACTCGCCGAATCCAGGTCGTGGGCGCGTTGCAGGAAACGAGGACGGCGGCGAGGATCAGGCTCAGGATGGGTCGCATCGGGCGACCTTACCGGAGGCCGAAGACGCGCGCCAGAAGTCCGCGCCGCGACGGCACACCCGGCGGTGGCGCCTCGACGCGCGCCCGCGGGATGAGCCCGTACACGTCCAGGCTGCGCTTCGTCACGTCGAGCACGTTCGTGTGCAGCGACTTCGCGCCCGGCTCGCCATCGCGCTCCGGACGGAGTGGACCTGTGCCACCTTCGGTGGGCAGAGTGTGCCGGTGCCGTTGGGCCTGTGCCGCGCGCGACGCGAGCACGCGTGCCCGGATCTCGACATCGGCCAGCCGGCTTTGCGCGACATCGACCGCGTGGGTCGCATGCTCTCGCTCCTGGCGAAGCAGCGCGATCCCATCGGCTGTCTCGCGCAACCCGTGCCCGGTCATGTCAGCGCCGTCTCGCATGGCGATGACACTACCATAGGTGACCTCAAACGGCGTCGACATCCGACAAGTGGCTCACGGTGTGCCTACGAATGGCACAGATCCACGTGTGCCATTCCGACGCGAAACGACAGCGCTAGGCCTCGCGCAAGGGGCTATCTCTCGCGTGCGGCGCGACGTGTCCCTGACGTCCCCCCCCCAGTCGGTGACGAAGCCGCCCGCGCTAACCACCCGATGAAGTACGGGCAGCTCTCCGCCAAGAAGCCTCGTACGACCTGCGACCGCGGGTACGACGAGAGGGTCTGGCGCGAGCTCGACGACCTGTACTGCGGCGGCTACCAGATCCTCGAGAACGCCGGCAAGTACATCGAGAAGGCGGTCGGCGAGTCCACCGAGCGCTTCAACGAGCGGAAGAAGCTCGCGTCGTACATCGGCTACCTCGCCCCCATCGTCAACGTGTACGCCTCGGCGCTCTTCGGGCAGCCGATCGCCGTGCAGCCGGCCGCGGACGCCGAGAACCCGGACACGCCCGGCAGCATGCCGGAGCCCGAGGTCTACGAAGCGTTCGCGCGCGACGCGGACCTCGGCGGCACACCCTTCGTGGGCGTCCTCCAGGACGCGCTCACCCGCGCGCTCGTCAAGAAGAAGGCCCTGATCTGCTGCGACTTCCCGGCCAGCGGTGGCGAGGAGTACAAGACCCGCGCGGACAGCAAAGGCGCCGGGGTCGAGCAGCCGTACATCTACGAGATGGAGCCCGAGGCGCTCATCTGGTGGGAGTACCATGACCAGGCGCCGAAGATCGTCGACATCGGCGGCGGGTCCGCCGTGCGCTGGATGGTCGGCCGCTTCAGCTGGTGCATCACCCGCAAGCAGGTCACCGAGCGCAAGGCCCCAGAGGACGACGTCGGCGGGGTCGTCGAGGAGTTCAAGGTCTGGCGCATCGAGGAGGACGGCACCGTCTCCTGGGAGCTCTACCGGGTCCCCTGGGCGAACGGCAAGCCGCCGAAGGCGACGGCCGACTTCAGCCCCGAGGTCGCCAAGACGACGACGCAGTTCCGCGAGATCCCGATCGTCGAGATCAGCCTCCCCGAGGCCATGTGGATCGGCAACGTGGTCGGGCCGCTGAACCTCGAGCACTGGCGCCGCCGGTCCGGACTGCTCGCCGCGCAGAACCGCGCGCTCATCACGATCCCGACCATCTACCTCGGCCCTCAGATCGGCGGCCCTGGCGCACCGATCCCCGCCGACATCGCGGGCGACCAGAGCCGCGGCGAGGACCCCAAGAAGAAGTTCGACGCGCAGGGCTACCTCGTCCTCGCGCAGGGCGACGAGCTCCGCTTCGAAGGCCCCCCGACCGAGTCCTTCTCCATTGTCAACGACGAGCTCGACAACCTGGTCGACGAGATGCACCGGGTCTCCGGCCGGATGGCCGCTAGCATCTCGAACACGTCCACCGCGCTCGGCCGCTCCGGCGAGAGCAAGCAGGCGGACAACGCGGACTTCTGCACGATCCTGAAGGCACTCGGCGCCATCGTTCGCGATGCCGCACGGCGCGTCTTCGAGGTCGTCTCGGAAGCCCGCGGCGACGATGTCCGCTGGACCGTCCACGGGCTCGACAACTTCGACCCCGACGAGAACTCCACCACCCTCATCGCGGAGTGGGTTGCGCTCGCGCAGGGGGTCGACTTCTACTCGGAGTCGGCGAAGTGCGAGTGGGTCACCCGCCAAATCTTCAAGATCCTCCCCGGGCTCAACCCGGACACGCGCACCGCGATCCGCCAAGAGGTCAAGATCGCGGTGGCGAAGGCCGGCACCGGCCCGCTCATCATCCCGAAGGGCGGCGGCATGCCGATGCCCGGAGAACAGGGC